CCTAACTATGCTTTAGGAGATGGTGGTGGTGCTAACCAAGTTACATTAAACAGTACACAAATCCCTGCACACTCACATGCTACTACAACAGTTGTTACAGATCCTGGACATGCTCACTATGTAGGAAGAAGTAATGAAACTGGTGGAGGTGGAACAATTGGTATTTCTAGTAACTCTCCATTTGATGTACTTAGTGATCAAGGAACTCCAGTTGTTAAAACAAACATTAGTGTAAATGTAACTAATGCTAATACAGGTGGTGGATTAGCTCATGCTAACATTCAACCTGTACGTGCTTGCTACTACATCATGTACATTCCTTAATCGATTAAACTAAATTATAATGGCTTGCGTACCTGGTACCCCTTGCTTTGAGAATACAGTGAATGCCTATTATCCACAGCAATGTAATAATGGAGCATTTGCTGGTTATCCTATTCCTACATCAGCTGTTCAATATAATGGCCCAGATCTTCCTAATTCAGGAATTGATACAGGGGATATATTGACATTAGCTTTGCAGAAACTAGATAACGCACTTGAACCTATAGAGTTAGTACAAACCCTCATCACTGTAATTAATCAGAACCCATCTTTACAGGTGATGTTCTGTACATTGGTAAACTCTTGTGCTATCACTCCTACAACATCTACAACATCTAGTTCTACATCTACTAGCACATCAACTTCTACCACAACTACAATAACACCAACAACCACAACTACAACCACTACAATAACACCAACAACTACTACAACATCTACATCTAGTTCTACATCAACAACAACTAGTACATCAACTTCTACTTCCACCAGTACATCTACTACTAGTACAAGTACTACTACTACTACTACTACTACAACTACTGCTACACCAACTACTACAACAACAACAACAAGTGGATTTTCTAATTTATCAGTTAATATTCGTACACAAGTACCACTTTCTCCATCAGCAGATGTAAAAATTAAATATAGTACAAATGGAGGCTCTACATGGACAGATTATGGAAGCCCACAAGATCCTTCTATTGGCAATCCAAACTATAATGGAATATCTGGTCTTGCAATACCTTCAGGATCAAACGTATTAGTTGGTTTAGTTAATTCTGCAGATGGTAATATTCAATATGGCTCAGGATTCTACTCTTCAGATTTTACATCATTGTGTGGTCTTAGTAATCCTTTTGTTATACCAAGTTTAAATCCAGGTACAAGTACCGTTTACTTAAACATAAATGTAAGTGGAGGAGCACTTGTAACTTGTTAAACCAATTTTTAATAAATCTATATTATGACAGTATTAATTACATTAACGACAGCTGGTTCTTCAACAGGACCATTTAGTCTATATTCAAATGCAAATTCATATTCCACACCATTTGAAACAGGTGTATCAAAAGCTAGTTTACTAGCTGGATATACATCATCATTAGTTCCAACTAGCACAACAGTTATTCGTGTTATGTCTACAGGAACATGTACAAATTATACAGATATATCTATAGTGCCATGTACTACCACAACAACAACTAGTAGTACTAGTACATCAACAACTACCACAACAACTACAGCTGCTCCTTGTCAACAAATATACTTATATCCTACAAATGCCACTGCATGTGCTCATTTAGGAAGTTTAACATTATTTGATGTTGACAATGTTTTAACTCCTACAAGACTATGGGTAGCTGGTGAATGTGGAATAACTCCTGTTGTGGGAGGTAATCAATGGTACTCTCAAGGAGCTGGTGCAGATAGCTATCAAGTAGATAACGGTGGATTTATTGTTGCTACAACAGCATGTCCTTAACATAATAACAAAAACCTTGTTTTGTTGGTTTTACAAGGTATCCCCTGGCCTTTCTAGGCTGGGGGTTTTTGTTTAAACTCTAATCAAATTGATTAATCTATATAATTAAATTGGTTAATTAAATTTTGTAAATGTCAAAATTAGTTCGTACCTTTACACTAATTTTAACTAAATTAAACCATATATGTCTGAAAACCAGTCATTGCTACAACAACTAGAAGAGATTCTACATTGGAAAAAGAGTAAACAATTCTATGCTGATAAGCTTGGAATTACAGAGTTTGAGGTTGATGAGTTATTAAAAGAATTAAGAAATCAAGAGAAGAGTGAGGAAGATGCTGAGGTTGGGAATTACATTGCTGAACTAGAGAATGTAATAGTTAAGTTTACAGAGGACATTAGTAAAGGTGTTGGTGAGGTGGTAGCTAATTTTAGCGAAGAGGTTAAGAGCTTAGATGAACTTATAGAGAAGTGTCACATAGACACAGATAAATGGGAAATAACTAAATATGTACAGAACTTCTGGGGGAATGGTGGAAATCCTCATTGGCAGGTTAAAGCCTGGCTAGCAAAGAAGTCTACAGAGCAAGTGTTTCAAGATAGCTTTGTGGACTTTTTAGCTTCATATCAGCCTGTTAGTCAGGAAGTTATGAGTCCTAAGTTCTCTCCAGAGAAGCCAAATGGCATGCTAGTTATTAACAAACAAGACTCTCATTTAAACAAATGGGATGTAGATGGTAATAACAATGTACTAGATAGACTAGCTAAGATTATGTATAAGGTGGAAGTGATTGCTGCACAAGCTGAACTTTCAAACAACCTAGAAGAAATCACATACATTATTGGCTCAGATGAGTTTAATAGTGAATACACCAATGCAACTACAAAAGGAACCCCTCAACAGAATACACATACATATCATGATTCTTTCAGATATATATGTGACCATGAGGTGTTAATGATTACAATGTTATTACAATATGCTAAACATGTTAATGTGGTGTATGTAGCAGGTAATCATGATGAGTTTGTAGGATGGCATATGGTTAACTGGTTACAAACGTATTTTAGAAATACAGACAGACTTACAATTGACAGCTCTCCTAAATACAGAAAGTATGTAAGTTATGGCAATTCAGCATTAATGTTCAATCATGGGGATGCGATTAAGCCAGCTAAACTTGCAGGACTATTCCCAATAGAATATAGAGACCAATGGTCATTCCACCATAACTTCTATATATTCACAGGAGATAAGCACCATGAAGTGAGTCATGATTTTAACGGTATTAAATTTTACCAAATTCCAGCTTTCTCAAATGCTAAGAGTCTTTGGGATGATAAGAATGGTCACACAATGTCTAAAGCTGAAGTGACAGCATTCTTAATCGATCAAGCTGAGGGAATGACAAATATATTCAAACAGTATTTATAATGGCAACTTTAAGGAAATTAGTTTCAGATGTACGTGCAATGCACAAATTGTTATCAACAGATAACCTCATCACCGATAGAGTGGTGGCATCTGAGATTAAGAACAACACACTTTTATTAGTAAAACGTGAAACAAATCTCAGAAAGCTTTGGGCTACTGATACTTTGTTTACTACCATTCCTTGTTTGGAATTGGTAGAAGTTCCTATTTCTGAATGTTGTGATTATGTGGATCCTTGCACTGTAGCTAGAACAAAATATAAACTTCCTCGTATATGCGAGGGTAATTATCAATATATCATTCAAGGTGTTTATTCAATAAACGCAATGAGTGGACAAGGCAAAAAGTTAAAAGAGACTACTATCAATAGATATTTAAATCTCTTAAAACTTCCAATCATCAAGAACGAACAATACTATTGGATTTCAAATGGTTATTTATACGTAAATAATCCTTTGTTACAAGCTGTTAGGATTGCTGCTTTCTTTGAAGAAGATGTTCCAAATGAGATCATGTTTGCTGAGTGCTGCTGCAGTGATAATATTAATCTAGAAGAGTATTGTAAAAATCCTCTAGATAAAGAATATGGCTGCCCTGGATATTTAGAAAAGCAAGTGCTAGAACTGACATCTCAAAAACTGTTATCAACCTACTTCAGATTGAAAACAGATCAAACAGAAGATGGGGTGGATGGTCAAGCACCAAACACAACCAATGCAAACTAATGCGAACAAAAGTTGATTGGAGAAGCTCCAGTAAAGAAAACTACAATAATTTCTGTAAAAAGAACCCTTCCATAAAAATCTCATTTGACCAATGGAGAAACATCATCTATTTGTATAATGAGAGCTTCAAGAACTATATTCTAGAAACTGGAGAGAAAGCAAAACTTCCTTTTGGATTTGGTGACTTCTCAATCAATAAGAAGAAGAGGAAGAAGATGAAACTAATCGATGGTAAGGAATATGTTAACTTACCAGTTGATTGGAAAAGATCTAAAGAGAAGGGTAAAATAATCTACAACTTTAATTACCATACCGAAGGATATTTCTTTGGATGGATGTGGTTTAGAGAATCAGCTAGATTCAAGAACATGAAACTCTGGTATTTCAAACCATCTCGTACAACCTCTAGGTTGTTATCCCACTATCTAAAAACCAACGATAAGTATCAACATATTTATTGTGAATGGAAAAAATAAAATAAATGTCATATTACTACAAGTATAACTTCATCTCCCCTGAGCCTGTCTATGCGACTGTGAAAGAAGAGTTTAAAAGCTACTTCGATACAGGTGCTGTAGATGATTTGTTATTCCCTACATACCTGGATAAATGTCTTAGGAAACTAGGAAGATCTTCTTATGTTATTAGCGAACAGCTTTTATATATTGAGGACTTTCAAGCTAGACTTCCTGATAACTTCTTTGCTGTAAGGGAAGCTTGGTTGTGTACATCAATCCCTGGCTATCCTTATCAAACAGCTAATTCATTCTATTCTCAAGCTGCTTCACAGACAACAATACAGGTGAGTCCTGTTATTTCTGGAGGAGCTCCTTGTACCAATCTAGAATGTACAACAGGTTGTCCTACGTGTATGCCTGAGCTTATCCAAGCTGTATATAAGACCAATCAACAAGTGGCTGTAGAATATCACAGACAATACCTATTAAAACCAGGTAATATTTCTGTACAAGCACATTGTGCATTAGACTGTGCAAACTTTGGTAGCTCTGCTGCTGACTCATTTGACATTAGAGATAACAAGTTTGTTACCAATTTTAGAAATGGTGTAGTTCATTTAATATTCTATTCTACAGCTTATGATGGAATAGGTAATCAATTGATTCCAGATAACTATCGTGTTAGAGAGTTTGTTGAGGCTTTCATCAAATACAAAATGATGGAAACACTCACTAACCAAACTAACGATGAGACATACAATCAGCTAGAGAGGAAGATGATAAATTATAAACAGATGGCTGATGAGGCATTTATCATGGCTGATATTGAGGTGAAGAAGCAAGATGCTTGGACTAAGCAAAGAAGAATCATCCAAGACTTAAATAGATTTAACAGATACGAACTACCAAATAGAAGCTACAGATATGGCTGGAGAAGAAACAACTAATATTAAGCAGGAGTATAACAGTGCTATAACTGGTTTAAATCTAGATCAATCTGTAAATCAGGTTGAGAAAGGTAAACTTACGTATGCACTAAATGCTAGTGTTGAGAACTTTGACTCAGATTCTGTTAACTATCAGAATGAGCCAGGTAATGAGTTATGTCTAGACTTTCCTGTAAACTATCATTTGATAGGAACTCATTTTATTGTTGAACAAAATAAACATATATTCTTTATAACTAATCCTGAAACAGGAGATAGTCAGATTGGATATATGGATAACAATGATTGTGTATATCGTGTATATGTAAGTGCTAAATGTTTAGGCTTTAATATAAAATATCCTATTTTAAAAGCTGTTCATAAGATTACCAATTGCACTACAGAAGTGTATTGGACAGACGGTCTTAATCCTAGAAGATACATAGATTTAAATAACATTCCATATAAGTTAGCTCCTTCAGCTGATTTATGTAATCCTACTTATACAACTGAACTTGATTGTAATCAATTAAATGTTCAGCCTAACTTTAACATTCCTTCATTAGACATAACTGATGTTACAACTGGTGGTGACCTTACTGCTGGTACATATCAGTTTGCTATTCAGTATTGTGATGCAAGTGGTAATGCATATACATCTTTTTATTCTGTTACCAATCCTACACCTATTGCTAATACCAAGATCACTACACCAGAGTTTTCTTACCAAGTTGGTAAATCTATTGTAGTTAGTGTTGGTAATCTAGATACCACTGGATACTTCCAGTATTTTAACCTTGCTGTAATAAAGACAGTAAATGCAATAACTTCTGTTGAACTTGTTGGTACATATTTTATTGAAAAAAGCAATAGAAATGTTACTTACACAGGGCAGAACGTTACACAAATTCGTCTTGCTATTGCTGATATATTTGAGAAATATCCATACTATGAAGTAGCTCAAGACTTAACCACTGCCCAAGATATTCTTATCTGGGATAACCTCACCTCTATTGATAGAATCAACTATCAATCAATTGCTAGTCAAATTGATCTTAAATGGGAAACTTATAGAATCCCTAGTACAGAAACCTATGCTGATGAACTAAACGCTACAAATCTTAGAGGTTATCTAAGAGATGAAGTGTATGCATTTGAAATAGTGTTTTTGTTAGATAACG